CAATAGGGTGACTGTTTCTAATGTAATTTTTGATGCACCTATTGGCCCTGAGATATTTACATCAAGTCCAGAAGGTAAGTTTCAGACACAAATTAGAATCACTTTTAATATTTATGAGGATCTTTAATTATGGGAAAACTTGAAATTACAGAAGAAATGCTTGACGCAATCGAAGCTGTAAAAGGTCGCAGAGATCCAAATTATTGGGATCCACAATGCAGACGATATATGGAAAAACAACAAGCCACAAAAAAAAGTGTAAAAAAGACAGAAAAGAGTTAATATATCTATAAATATTAAATTTAATTGTTATGGCTGCTGTAAAAGGTGATGTGGGACAAGTCAAGTTTGATGACGGTGGTTCTTCAGTTAATCCTGTAATAGGTACAAGATCTTGGTCAATGTCTATCACAAAAGATATTCAAGAAACTACTGTTCAAGGTAAAACTTTTAAAGAATTTGTAGGTGGTCTTATTGAAGGTGAAGGATCTGCTGAATTAGTTTATGACAATACCGCAAGCGGAGAAACTGCAACATTTATGGATGGCATTTTAACTACTGGCGACCCTGCAACCGCATCTTTTGAATTGTTCCCTGATAGTTCAAGTGGAACAAAAAAAATCAGTTTTAGTGGACTTATAACAAATTTTGAACAGGGTTCATCTCTAGGTGATGTAAGCACAATCAATATTACATTTAAACCATCTGGAACTATTACATCAGAAATTTAATTAATTTATGGCAACTGAAAGAACAGCAGACATTCTCATCAATGCGTTTAAAGATGAAATGACCACTAGACGCAAATATGAATTGAAAGATTCTAATGATAAAGTTTTATCTGTATTATATTTCCCACCAATTACCAGATTTGATAGAAAAAAAGCACAACAATTAGCTGGAAGTGATGAAGGTTTAGTTGTTTCAACACAGCTTTTATGTCAGACAGCACAAAAAGAAGATGGCTCACTTGCATTTGATATGTCAGATGCACCGATTCTACAAAGATCATTACCAGAAAAAGTATTAAATGAATTAGAGCTTTTTATGATGGATATACAGGTTGATATTGATTCAGCAAAAAAAGAATAAAAGGGGATAATTGGCTTAATTTTGAATTTTTCCTAGCAACAGAACTTGGCAAAACTTTAAATGAACTCAGAAATCTTTTGACAGAGGAGGAACTTATTTATTGGGCTGCATATTATGATTACAAGAATGATAGGGAGAAACAAGAAATGCAACGACAAAAAGCCAAATCAAGGTAATATATAATAAAGGTTATTTGTTTCTGTGGCACAATCAACGGTTAAGTTAATAGTTGATGCACAAAATGCGATAGCACCTTTAAAAAGAGTTAATCAACAAACACAAGCTTTAAGTAGTTCTACAGATAAATTAAAAGGAAGATTAGATAAATCAAATAGATCTTTAAGGGATACAGGAAAATCTGCAAAAGTAGCTTCAACAGGTGTTAAAGGGTTAGTAGGAGCATTAAGACCTTTATTGGCTGCATTAGCAGTTGTACAATCAGCAAGATTTGTATTATTTCAAACAGCACAATTAGAAACTCAAACAAAAGCTTTAGAAGTATTAACTGGAAGTGCTGAAAAAGCACAAAAAATTGTTCAAGAGATTAAAGAATTTGGTGCTGTGACACCTTTTAAATCTTCTGAATTAATAGAAGTCGCAAAGCGTATGAAAGCCTTTGGTTTTGAAACTGAAAATGTAGTGGATATAACCAAGAGAATTGCAGATATAGCTGGAACTGCTGGAGCTGACATAGATGGTGTTGCGTTGGCAATAGGAAAAGTTCAAGCAAAAAATAAATTTATGCAAGAAGAAAATATTATGCTTTTGGAAAAAGGAATAAACGTAACTAAAGAATTAGAAGAAATAACAGGAATGAACGGAGAAACCTTGGCTAAAGCTATGAGCAAAGGAAAGATAGGAGCAGATCTTTTTGTGCAAGCTATAGTAAAAGCAACAAGCAAAAACGGTCAATTTTTTGAAGGTGCTTCAAAGCAAAGTGATACTCTGGCTGGTAAATTTAGTACTTTTATTGATAATGTTGAAACCTTTGCACAGAATTTAGGAAAGATTTTTGAAGAACCATTAAAAGAGATTCTTGATATGTTAAACCAAGTAGCTGGTGAATTTAATAAATTATTTTCTATGTTAAGTGATGCTCAAATTGGAGCATCAAATAAGAATGTAGGCTCTGCTGTTTTCAAAGCTCGTTTTGGTATGCAAGCTGATGCAGTCGCAGATATTGAGAAAGCTGTTAACCAGTTAGATCCTTCTTTTGTAAGAACAGAAAAAGATGCGGCTAAATTGGCTGCACAAGTTGAGAGAATACAAAAAGCAATAACTTTAATTCAAGGGCCAGACAGTCTAGAAGTTTTAGATAAAAGAGGTTTAGCAGATCCATTAATTGACGCTTCTTTAAAATTAGGTGATATAAATAAACAGGCTCGCCAAAACGTAAATGCTCAAAAACAGTTAACAATAGAAACTAAAAAAACTAATGAAAATACTGAAAAGATAAAAACCGCTGTTGAAGGAACTGTTACTTTTAATGAACTGTTTAATACTGGTTTAGAGCAAACAAACTTTTTAGTTGATGGCCTTTCTCTTGGTACAAATAAATTTGCTGATAAATTATTAAATGTTAAATCTGAAGCTGATAAATTAAATGAAAAGTTTATGGAGATAGGTCAAGGTATTGAGCAAGGTATTGTTTCTAACCTTACTGATGCTGTTATGGGTACAAAGACTTTAGCTCAAGCTGCTATTGGTGTTTTAGACCAATTAAAGAGAAAACTTGTAGAGGTCGCAATACAAAGGGCTGTTTCTGGAATAGGAAACTTTATTGGCGGTGCATTAGGAAACATATTTGGTGGAGGGGGTTCTACAAATCAATTTATAGGCAGAGCTTCAGCAGATGCTTTTAGAGCAAATGGTGGCCCTGTTTCTGCTGGTGGTGCTTTTGTAGTTGGTGAAAAAGGCCCAGAAATATTACAGATGGGTTCAAGAGGAGGGAATGTAATACCAAATAAAGATATTGGAGGTACAACTAATATCATCAATGTATCTGTAGATGCGTCTGGAAGTTCTGTTCAAGGAAATGAAGGACAAGGACAAGCACTTGGACAACTTATTGCATCTGTGGTACAAACTACAATAGTACAAGAACAAAGAGCAGGGGGTTTATTAAATAGATAATGGCAACTTTTCCATCAATACAACCTACATATTCTGGTTTTAGAAAAACCAGTAACCCAAAAGTTAAAACTACGAAACTTGGTGATGGTTATGAGTTTAGAGCTTTATATGGTCTACCTTTGACACAAGATCCAAAAGTATATAATCTTACTTTTAATGTTTCTGAGACTGAAGCAGATGTTATAGAAGCTTTTTTAAGAAGTCGAGTAAATGATCAGGCAAGTTTTACGTTTACTCCACCAGCCGAAGGCTTTACAAAAACAGGCACTTATAGTCAATCAACTACAACAGCAACAATAACAATTAATAATCATGGAGTTGCAATAGGTGATGTTTTGACTATTGATTACACATCAACTGCAAGCGGATCTCCGACAGATGGTTCTTTTGCCGTTGCATCAGTTACCAATGATAATGTATTTACAGTAATTACTAGTAATAGTGCAACTGATTCTGGTAGTGTCTCAATTACTCTTTCTGGTGAAGGCAAGTTTGTTTGTGATTCTTGGTCTAAACAAATTCCTTATTTAAACAGAGCAATAATCAATTGTACTTTTAGAGAAGTTTTTGAACCATAAATGGCTAATCCTGTACCTGAGTTACAACAGCTTACAAATAAATCAATTATCGAATTATTTTCTGTTGAATTACAACCTGACTTACATTATACAAAAGATGCAAAAACAGATTGTTCTTATTCTCAAAGTGGCACTACCATAACGATTACATTAAATAGTCATGGGTTTTCTACTGGTCTTATTTTGAGTCTTGATTTTACATCTGGTGATGCCACAGATGGAATTTATACTATACAAACAGTTCCAGATGCAAATACATTTACAGTCACAGCAACAGTTTCACAGTCCACAAGTGGTAATGTTTCTTTTAATGTAAACTCAGATTTATCTAATCCTACTGTTTACCTTTTTCATTCTGGTGTTAGCATGAGCAATCAAAATATAGTTTGGCAATCAAATACTTACACCAAATTTCCATGTCAGGCTCAAGGTTTTAAATATGCTGGCAAAGGTACACTTCCAAGACCTTTAATTATATTTTCTAATGTCTTAGGTAGTATCACAGCGATTATTGAACTTGCTAATAAAACCACACCTTTTTCTGATTTACAAAATGCAAAAGTAACGAGAAGACGCACTTTATCTAGATTTCTTGATGAAGAAAATTTCCCTTCAAATATAAATCCATATAAAGTAAATAATGTTGATCCAACTGCTGAGTTTCCTAGAGAAATATATTTTATTGATAAAAAAACAGCAGAGAATAAAGATATCGTACAATTTGAAATGGTAAGCAGTTTTGACCTCCCAAATATCAATGCACCTAAAAAATTAGTTACGAATGATGATTTTTCTGGTGTTGGGAAGTTTGTAAATTTTTAATTATGTCTTGGCAAAATGATTTTATTAAATATGCAGAAAATTATTCTCCTAATGAGGCTTGTGGATTATTTGCCATAATAGAAGGCAAAGAAAAATTTTGGCCTTGTAAAAATTTAGCAGAAAGTAAACATCAATTTTTTATAATTGACCCAGACGATTGGGCAAGTTGTGAAGATGCTGGTGAAATATTAGGTGTTGTTCATAGTCATCCTGTTGGTGCTTCAACTCCTTCTGATGCAGATAAAGCTTCTTGTGAACATCTTGGATTTCCATATTATATTTATAGTATTAAACATAAAAGCTGGAATAAATTAGAACCTTCAGGATGGAAAACACCATCTCTTATAGGACGTAAATGGATTTGGGGG